CGCGCTTGCTAAGTATCTTTGCAGTATAAGTAAATCCTGTTCATACCACTTAGGTTGATTAACCCTGGCATACCCTTCATCCATCTCAGCCTTGCCTGCTACTGGGTGTAGATGCTCAATAATTACATCAGGTAAATACTTTAAGTAATTTAAATCTAAACCTAATTGCTTTACAAAGTTATCAAAGAATAGGTGTACGCAACCTGGGAATGTCATGCCCTGTAACTCAACTACTAAATCCCGGCTCATACCAAAGGCTGTTGGTAGGTTTGCGCCTTGCAATAAATCATCACCATAAACAATGCCGGTGTTAATGCCTAACGCTTGAATAAAGGCTTGATCCCAGTTTTGGGTTCTAGGTAAGTGATCATCACCCATGAAAACAAAATAATCATATAAAGGATAGTTAGAAAAATCCAAAAGATAAACCGCACCGGTATTAAGAGAGTTAGCACAACCGCCTGTTTTATTATCGGCAGGTAGTAATTGTAGATTTTTGTTTTTAGCATATTCATCCCATTTCGGATCATCATTATCAATTACAAAATATAGATCGGCTTCTGTATTAGTATCTTTAAAAGCTTTGGCCAGGCGATCCGCATTTTCAGGCCTGCCCCTACTGGGTACAACCACGCACATCTTCATGGCCATAGGGTAGGGGATAAGGCTGACTTACTTCTTAGATATAAGGATTTCGTAGAGCGTGTCTATTTTTTCTTCAATGCGTGATACCCGGCCTTCTAGGTTATGCCGGCCATTATTATCAGGCTTCAACTCACTTAGATAGTGTTTAGTCAGCCAACGCACTGATGCCACTAGCGAACCAACAATTGTTATAGTTGATACCGCTAATGCAAGGATGTCATTCATGGTCATTTACTATTGATGCCAAACTTGTCATCTTTAGGATCAAAATAGCGTGCCAAAGGTGCAACAATCGCGCCGGCAAGAACGGCATACTCAGGTGACCAATCGGCAACTAAAGCCAATGCAGTTGTAATAGTTGCGGCGGCAAGGCTTCTTAAATAAGACTTTAAAATTTCTTTTTTCTTATTATCTAACTTCATTTTAATCCTAACTCTTTTATTTTTTGTTTAACTTTATTCTGATCTAACGCAATCTCAAAGTGCATATCATCTTTACGCCTTTTGTAATTACCACCCCAGGTCAAACCATATTTAGTTATTAGTAGGTTAATTGTATTACGCTGATCCTTATTAAATGTATTTGACTTGCCCAAAGGATGCTTAATTGCATTTAAATCTATGGCTGTACCGGATGCGTGATTACTTAAAATTCTATCTGATCCCCGGGTTTGCCTAAAGGCATAACCCCAATCATCTAATTGGCCTTGATCTATTGGCTCAACTAACTCATGGAAATCTTTAGCAAAACTTACCAAGATTGGCGCAACGGCTTTGGCGCATGCAAACCTGATCTTTGTGCCTGGCACTGTAAAAGTTTCAATGCCTAATGCCTCACGATCCTCACTAGCCGGCCACCCATTAGGGCTGGTAAGTTCACGCAAAATTGCCATTTAAAAAATTAAATTAACTTAAAATTATTTTTAATTCTTCAACAGTAATGCCAAGCCTGTCCAAAAGTTTTTGACGCTGTTTTTCTCTTAATTCAATTTCTTGTTGAATTTTTGCATGTAAAATTTCTAATTCTTCACGCTCTAATTTTTCTTCAGGCGTTTCATCTCTTTCAACAATAGTTTCTTCACCTGTTGAAGCATCAAAAATTTTTTCAACTTTTTTCATATTTTCCCCTTATGCGCTTGTGTAAACAAAAACTGTGCCAGCATCAAAACTTCCAACGCTGGAAATAATATTTATTTCAGTTATGGAAGCAGTTGTATCAATAATTCCACCTATAACAAAACCTTCACTGTTTGCTTGACCAGAAGCCTGCATATCGGCTATTCCTGCGGCGTTGTAAACTTTTACTCCACTTGCTGCTGCGCCTGATATTAAACAATATCCACTCACAAAAGCATTTTGTGAATTTCCTTGTTGGCCAATAGGAATAAAAGTTGCAACTGAGTTTCGCGCTCTGAGTAAATTCCAAGGTGAATAAGTAGAAACACCATATAAATTTATACCATTTGAGGGGTAAATGTTAGTTGATAAATTATTTACTCTTAAATAAATGTTTGCATCTGATGATCCACTACTTGCACCTCGGACTACCACCATGATTTTATCTTTGGAACTTATTCCGGAAATTGTGGTTGTTGTTCCTGATAATGATGTGCCGCCTGTATTTAATAAAGACCAGTTTGCGCCTGCACCTGATGGCGTTGCCCAACTTGGTAATCCGCCCGCAACAGTTAAAACTTGACCTGTGCTTCCAATTCCGAGCCTTGCCGGTGTTGAACCGCTTGAAGAATAAATTGTATCTCCGGTGGTTGTCATAGGATTTACCATGCCGGTTGTGTCTAAGTTAGTCCATGCAGAACCTGTATAATAAGTTGTAACATTTGTATCTTTGAGATATGCAAAATTACCTTCTTGTGGTGATGTAACTGCGGCATCTCTAGCGGCGGCACTAGCAAACACCCACACACCTTGCATTAAATAACCATTTGTATCTGCGGCGGTTAATACTTCACCTGTTGCAAAATTTTTAAATCCTAAACCTGCGGCCATTTACACACTCCTAATAAGCAAGAGAATCTTCATCAAGTTTTCCATCTACAATTGAGTTTAGCACAAACCCTGATGCAAACGGCTGAGCACATGTAAAGGTTACAAGAAAAGATTTAGGGGTTATTTCATAAGTAAGGCCTGCAATCACGCTATCTGTAACCACATTACCGGCAGGCAGTGTTTGAGTTACCTCTATTGGGTCAAACATGTCTAAATTTAATGCCGCCACAACCCGGCTGGAATCATCCTGACCAAAGGCATCAACTGTTAATGAGTTTAGCTGTATATCTACCCCTTGTTCTTTACGACTTGCAATAATCATTTGTGCTTGATTGAGCGCATCTGCCTCTGTTTGCATGATGCCAGTTCTAACCCGGCTATGCTGAAAATAATCATCAATACTTGCCGTATCGCTGGCTGTTTGACCTGTTAATCCAGTTGGCGTTACAGTTACCTTATTGATCATCTGATAATCTGAAATATCAAATTGCGTTGCCTGATAAGTAACATTACCCGATCCTGGCACATCACTAAATGCTGTTTGTGTCCCACCTGATGCACTAATAATGTCGGTGCGTGATAAAAATGTGGCATAGCCCCGTTGATCCATATAAAAAGCACCTAGATCAGTGGCTTCAACTTCCTGGCAAGCAGCTAACAATGATCTTGAAGTACCACTATCTGCCTGTACTGTTGTAGTTGCGGTTGTAGATATATCGCGCATAGCCCCCGGCCAATCACCTGCATTTAACAAACTTGAAATTCTTTGTGCGGTAGTTTGTCCGGCCGTGCCACCACTTACAGATGTGATAGTAGTTAAGTTTAATAATTGAAATCCATCTACACACGCTAAAGTAACATAGGCCGGATCAAATCCAGTAGGGCTTTGGTAATTCCATTCTTGTACATACATAGAACCTAAACTATATGTAACACCTAAATATTCTGCCGTAAAACGAATTTTACGCATAGGTTTAATTTTGCCATATAAACTTGAACCAGTATTGGCTGGATTAAATTCACCGGTTTCATCAACAAAAACAATGCGTGCAGTGCCACCGGTAAAAGCATCTGATGATCTATTAAATGCACGGCGGATATAACATTGGGTTACATAAGGTGTTATATCAACTACATCCGCCGCAACATCACCTAAAACTGCAAAATCTAAAGGTGTTGAAGGATCATCTAATACTAGTGCAGGATCAAATGATGCACCGCTTGAAAAATCAATTTCAGCCTTAAATATTGCCGCTGGCATTATCTTCCTAAATTAGTTAATTGAGTTACTGCACCTGATCGGTTTAAGTTATACAAAGCATCCTGAATTACAGATTGTAATTGGCCTTCCGATATAACCGATCCTGCCACATTTACATTTACAGTAGTACCCATTCCGCCCATTTTGTCTAATGGTATAACCGCTTCCGATCCGGCCTCACCAATTAGTGCAAGGGTAGGGGAATCTACAATGCCACCTTCTGCCATGCGCGGTACATCAAATAGTCTTTGATAATAATCTACCGCTTGCGCTGTATATCTTGCGCTTGATCCAGCCATAGCCGCATTTAAACCTTCTTTTCTCAAATCTTCAAAAACCTTTTGACCTAAAACATTTGGTGCTTGCCCTGTTAATACGGCTTCTTGAAATCTTGGAGATGTTATTTGTTCAAATTGTTGCTGTTGATATTGGAATGTCATACCCACTGGCATTTTCTTTTTGCTAATTTCATCAAGCAATGCCAACATCTTGCGTAATTCATCATTAGCGGCAAACAATGTTTGTAAATAAATTAAAACTTCTGTGGTTGTAACTCCCCACTTTTTAGCCAACATTTCAATTTCACCAGTTGTGATTTGTCCATCTTCAATAACCTTTAATACATCTGCATAGCGTTCGGCTTCATCAACGGCTTTTTTAGTACCATCCGCTAACTTCTGCAATATCTTTACACGCAACTCATCTTCGGCAGATAACTTACGGCTTAACGCCGCTTGTAGGTTGATCCGATCAAGATCAAACATGGCTTCCAACTCAGCCTTCTTTTTATCCAAAGCCTGTTGTGCCAATTTTTCTTTAGTTAATTTCTTTTGTTTGTTTAAAGCTTCAGCCGCCATCTTGTCTAATCGTGCTTGTAATTTGGCTAACTTTTCGGCAATGGCTTTTTGTTCGGCAGATTGCTCTAAAGTATCTCCTGTACTTTCAGCAATCTTTTTACCTTCTTTTGCTAAACCTTCAAACCCTTGTAACCACCCACCAATGACAGGTATATTTTCTGCACTAAACAAAAATTTAAGTACACGATTTCCTTCAATTTTTTTGGCTAGACCATCAAAGGCATTAGTAATTTTTTGCGCTTTATCTGCCAAAGCAATTAAAATATAACCACCATTTAAACCTAATGATTCTAATCTTGAACCAAAATAATCAGAAGCATTGCCACCACCAATTAAAATTTCAGTTGCAGTAATAAAGCCTTCGCCTAGGCTTGTTTGTGCCGCACCTGCGCTAATCTTTAAAGCATCTAATTGACCGCCAAATGTTTCAGTAGCTCTTTTGGCCGCACCACCAAATTTTAAAGTTAAATAATCTGTAATCTCTGCTAAGCCAATTTCTTTGGCAGTTACCGCATCAAAGCCTAAACCTAATGCGCCTAATGCCTTAAAGTTGCCCCGGCTTGCCTTACCTAACGCATCTGATACCTGGGTTAAATCAACACCTGCACCTACGCTGGTATCTACTGCAACATTAAATAAATCTTGCGCCTTTGTTAAATCGGCAGTTTGGATAATTAAGCCATTGATTGCCGGGGTCAATCTATCTTTAGTAATATTGGATGCTTTTTCTATACCACTAATAAAAGAATTTACACTAGGCAATTGATCTAATTGGTTAATTGATCTTAAAGATTGTTCAACTGATTTATCTAATCTTTCCTGGGCTAACGCCGCCTGTATAGAATTTTTTGCAAAAATCGCCATGCCAGCAGCGGCCGCAATTGCGCCGGCTTTGGCAAAGGATTTTAATCTAAAGGTGCTTGTTGCAACTACCTTGTCAAAACCTTGTAACTCTTTGGTAGCACGCTCTAAACCTTTTTTATCAAATTTAGTTAAGAAGTTAATCGCAACATATTGACTTAGTGCCATGATTAACCCCTAAATTCTTTACCTAGATATTTTTTCAATACTCCGTATAGATTATCATTGACTTGACCACCTAATTGTTGTGATGCCCTATAAATCAATCTTTTTTCTTTGTAAGCACCACTGTTAGCAGTGCCTTGTAATTTACCAATAAACGATTCACTTGCATTTGGGTTACGGCTTATGCGCCTAGTTCTTCCGCGTGAGCGTGATGATCCAAAACCTGCCAACTCATAAATTATACCTGGTACAGATTTATTTATCACCGCTATTGCAGTTACACCAAATGTAACACCTTTAATTCTTTGTACTTTACTTTTAGCTGTACTCACTCTTATGCCGCGTATAACTTCTGTTTGCGACCATTTCCAACGGCTTCTTTTATCTTGACCAATAGTTCTACCCCGGTGTACTTGATCATTAGCCCAACCCCATTGTGGTGGATAATTAGGCTCAACATCACGCCATCCTGGGAATGGTGAATGTGGTACAAAACTTTGCGCTAATTTTGCAACAGGCTTAACAGCCTTGCTTAATTCCCTTCTAAATTCTTTTTGTAAATCAGGATCTACCTTCTTCATTTTTTCAAGAAGTTCAGTTAAATTTTCAACATAGATTGATGGCACTGCCGCCAATGATCTAGTACGGCCAGGAAGTTCTGCGTATCTTGGTTTAATCATTACTTCCGCCTAACTGTTGCCTTCTTGTTGTTGTAATATTTTTCTTGCAAGATGGCTTTAATTGCTGAATAAATCGCTGGATCAACCTCTAATAAATCTTTAGGGCTAATGCCTGTTGCCACCGACACGGAAGCGACTTCATAAATTGACCCGTGCCGGTCTATCCATTTTTTGAATCGTAAACCAAATCAACATCTAAATATTGATTGATGTAATCATCTCCAAAAAGAAGTTCGGTTTTACCGGCATCTTTTTCTAATCTCCAGGCAAACCACCATAGATCTGATTCCATTTGTAGTTCGCCTAATCGCTTACGCCACCCGGTTTTAAATTCGGATTCAAACGCCACCTTTGCGGATGGCGTAAGCTCATAGGTTACTTTCTTACCATCTTTTTTAACAATTTCAATTTTGTGCATTGTCCCACCCTTTTCTTATTACGCGCTGGTTGATTTTGTTAATGCAGTTACTGGAATTGAGATAGACACGCTTGCTACCGCATCAACAGCACCATTTACAGGTGTCCATGATGTGATAAGGCATGACATTGTATAACTTGGATTTGTTGCGGTTACTGTACCTGCTACTGGTATCAATTTGATATTCAGTTTAGTACCTAAAGCATCTTCAAATAGTGAGTTTACTGATGCTGATGCAAAATCATTGTACAGTTCAAGATTCAGTGTAGGTCTTTCAATCCCACCGATCATATTCTGTATGTTATCTGACATTGCGGTGATTTCTACCTGATCAATTTCGCGTGCAAGACTTACAGTGCTGACATGATCAGTAATGGTAGTTGTACCTACTATCACGGCAACTTTGTTACCCATAAATATGGCCATAGTTTTCCTCTCTTACTAACCTATCAACTCTACTGAATATTGATAACTTAGGTAGTCAATATTAGCGGATGTTATTGTTCCCGGGGATGCAGACACAACCCTGAGCGTTTGTACAGCACCGCTTAATGTTTTATCAGCCTCAATCGCGGTTTTAATTGAAGTTGAACCGGATGAAGCTAATAGCCCATCCAATCTTTCTTGCCCATTTCTTTCACTCATTCTGCCTACTACAACAATGATCTGACATGATGCTGAATCAAAACCCCGGTTTAATGTGTAATCATAGTTCATAGATAATTGGCCAACTATTGCAAAGGCATTGTTGGTTGGAATATTTGTAGAATCAGGGACATAATCAAATACACGCAATCCGGTTATTGCTTGCAGTGCAGTTTTTAAATTATCTCTAACTGTACTTGGGGTCATGCAACCACTTCTTTTTTATAAGCTCTAACCATTGCGGTTACATCTCTACCTATAGGTGACATTCTTACAACCCCTAAATCACCTAATCCTAAAATTCCACCTGGCGCATCTTTACGCTTGTATAGATCGGCGGTAAGAATTAAACAGGCCATATTTATATCATCCGGCACTGACGGCCAGCCCCATCTTGCAGTTACTTGCACACCTGGGCGTAATCCATTTTGTGTTAGCCCTGGAAATATTGGCCAGGTTTCGGTATTAGATACCATAGTTAATTGGGTATATGGTCGGCTTAAAGATGGTGCGGTTAATGGGTCTAAAATATAATCTTGATTTAAAGTTAAAGTTTTTGCGTATGAGCCATTGCCGTTTGAATCAGTTTTTACAACTAAATCCGTTGTAGTGCCTAAATCATCTATGTAAACAAAAATATCTGAGTAGGCGCGATAAAGCCGTGCTGAGGCAGTTGTATCTAAATAAAATCTTCTATTAGCAATCCGATCAATTGATCTTGATGCTGATTCAACCAAATTTTCTAACAAGTCATTATCAGTATTATCTGATATAGACATGTAAGCCTTAATTTCAGTTAATGTTGCATATCCATTTACTATAGCCATGATCGGTATCCAAATCCTGTACTGCCCTGGGACATTAGACAAACTCCATTCATTAAATACCGATCATAGTTAGAATCCAGGCCACTGGAAGGGTAGCGGCCTGGAAACTTATTGGTTTAGAAACTTGGTGTTGCTAAACCTGTACCGTTAATTTGTGCGATTGCTTTTGGATAACGCTCTGCGGTAAATGCTGACATACCGAATAGAACGATATTAATTGCAACCTTGCCTGATGGCTCTTCAAATGTAACATAAGTAGGTGCGGCTGCTTCTTCCCACAAATGTGCTTCATTCAAATCAACCACAAAGATTGTGTCTTGATTTGTACTTGTACCCTGCGCTGTTGAGATGTTTGCATCTACGATAATTGGCAATCCTAGAATTGAGTAACCTGAGTTACCGTATGAAGGTGTGCCGTTACCTGTACCCATTGCGTTCATAGGATTGTATGCCTGTGGCACAATCAATGGCCTATTTGAACTATCTACACCAGCCAATAGGAATCCTAGACGGCGTGGGTGCATGATTACTGCATTTGGGTTTACATAGATATTGCTTTGAATCTGTTGGATTGCATCTGCAATCTTTGGATATAGACCTGCAACTGTACCTGTTGTAGCAGTGTAAGTTACTAGCACTCCAGTGGTCATGTTTAATAGACCTAATGGCTGACCATTTGATCCTGATCCATTTAGAAGTGAGTTATCCAACTTGGTGTGAT